GCCTCTTGCTCTCCAAAGATTTCTAAAGAAGGGCCACATTTCGTTTACTAATGTGTCAGCGAAGGGATTGATGTTTGGCTTGATGATATTATAATCAAACTTTTCATATTCAATATCACGCATTGTACTTGGGTTATCAAGTATGATATGATAATGATCCTTTTCTAATGCTGTGCGTACAGGGTAACTGATAGGTACATCAGTGCAACCCCTAAAGAAGTCTAACCACATATGTATGCACTTCACACGTGTCATAACATGTGTGCCACCCATCTTTAAATCTTTAGTGATCCAGTGATTCTGATACTTGTGCCAACTGATATTAAACTTGTCAGGATTTTGTCCAACGATTGTTTCGGGACCTAATCCATATCCTACACCCAAACCTGCGTTATTCATGTTATTGTTTTTCATACGCCACATGAATGTCATTGTGTCGCTATAGTCTTGTAAATCTTCTGTGGGAAATCCAACGATCCAGTTAGTTGCGGCCCATATTCCAACCTTCTTGCAGTCAATGAAGTTCTGTTCCATCTCCTGAATAGTAACACCTTTGCTCATATCATCAAGTACTTTTTGACTACCTGATTCACAACCAAAGTTAAACATGATACATCCACCGTCGGCTAGGTCTTGTAGATATTCTAAATCCATGCGACCATCGCAACGAGCATAACCTGTCCAACGAACTTTTAGACCCTTTGCTTTAAGTGCTAGTGCAAATGCTCTAAGTTCTTTAACGTTACCATTGATAAGACTATCAATGAACCAAATAATATCTGTACCCTTATTATAGTACAACCATTCTACTTCTGTAACTAAGTCAACACTTTGACGTTGACGATACTTCCAAAAGTGCGTTTCTTCGCAGAATGTACACTTAGCAGTACATCCACGACTAATTTCACTATTGACTCCGTTAGGAACTTCATACTGACTAAAATCAATACTTTCATAGTCAGGCATAGGAAGACCATTAATGTTGATACGTTGATCTTCAGGCTGTGTCAATACTCTAGGTGCACCTGTATGTTCTGCTCCTGCTTCAATTTCATCAAGCATAACAAGTAGATTCTGTTCACCCTCACCAATGATAACATAGTCATAATACTTTTGAATAGGGAACCAACTCTTATGTACATTAGGTCCACCAACAGCAATCTTAATATGAGGTGCTCTGCGTTTAATCTCTTGGCACATCCACTTACTAGGCTCTTCGCTGATGTAATAGATACTAAAGCCTACTACTTGCGGATCCATAGCAATAATCTTATCCACTGCTTCGCTTAGTATAGGTTCTAGTACAGGATGAATATCATTCATGTAGGTATCACCTAACCAATGCCAACTGCTTGATGGATCCCAAAGTCTAAAAGGCAATTTCTTGTTTGGCCACCAATCATCACGGAAAGCATTATATGCTTTGACGTTTAAGTCCATGATATGAGTTTCATATCCTGCACTTTTTGCAACTCCACTAAGTCTAGCAAGACTAAAAGGAGGCATATAAGGTGACCACTCAGGACATAACACTAATACAAGTTTAGTATTACGTGTTTTATAATCTACATAAACAGGTGTTAAATTCTTTTGAAGTGTTTGTTTCGCATAAGGTGCAATAGCCTCCATCATGCTACGATGGCGTGCATCTGCTATATCTTCAGTTGGTTTCTCATGTGGTTTAAGTTCATCAACCGCAAGGTGCCTTAACGTGAAATCCAAAACTATCTCCTATTGTTTATTTAATCGGACCCTTAAAGTGCATTATAACATGCCTTGAATGTCCTGTCGAGTGTGTTTCTGGATATTCGTAAGAATTTATGTATCTTAAACCTGCTAATTTACCCAAATGTACTAAGGAATCGTAATGTAAATTCTCTATTAGGTATATATCTGCATCAGATTGTAAATGCGGAATAATATTCTCCATAAATTCTTTATGAATTGTCCAATTAGAATCAACAATTAATCTAGCAGAATTTAATGCTGCCTTAGGGTCTTGCCCTTCATCAATCATACCTTTAACTATTGAGTCAAGGTCGGGGGCGTGGGGTGGATTAGAAATTACTAAGTCCCATAATTCATGTTTAGGTATCTCGCTTATTGTTGGGCTTACATAACCTGTGACATAATGTGTTAAATTATTTCTTTTTGCATTGTCTAAACAAGTTTCAATTGCCTTAGGATGATAGTCTGAGAATACGATATGATTACATACACTCATACCTAAACTTTCAAATCCTAAAACACCAAACCCTGAACACCATTCAAATGCACGATTGTATGTGTACTTGCCTGTTCTTCTTATTGTTTCAATTAAGAAATCTTTATATTCTAATCCTCCACCATTAAACATCAATGGTGATTTTACTTTGATACCACTGTTTAACTGCCATTCTCTTTCAATTTTAGCAGAGTCAAGTAAATCTACATCTATAGGAACTAATTCTACTTTTGCGCCATTAGGTGCGGTGTGAGTAAAAACTTTAAAATCCTTTAACTCTGATACATCTGATTTCTTTCTAGTATCACCGTAATGAATGACCTTAACATTACTTTGTTTTAATTTTCTCCAAGGGTCAATTACTGTAACTTGTTTTGGGAACACTATCTGTTCTACATATTCTTCCCAATAACCAATTAGGTAAACGTTAGTCCATTCTGTTTTTAAATCATTATCACCGGTATGGATATCATAGTAATTTACTGTACCACCATGTTTCTCAACATAATGTCCAACTAACATACTAGCACTACCGTTAGTGTAGTGTACTTTAGGTTTGTATGCCTTACCAACTATCGTAACGTTCTTACCATGCTCTAAACATTTTAGTGCCATGTTTTCTGCTTGAACTTCACGTGCTTTCATAATAGCGTCAAACAAATCATAGCCCAAATCTAAACGTTCTGCTAAGTATCGCAATGCAATATTATCACGTGGATGACATGCGCCTGCATCGCCCAACCCTGCTTTCATATACGCAGGACCCATAATTCTATATGTACTATTTGCTAATGCATTGGTTACTATATCAACATTGATATTACCATTACGTTCTGCAACGTCTTGTATCATATTGACTAATGCCAATTTGGTGCTGATGAATGTATTGTAGAAAATCTTAATTGATTCTGCTTCGTCCCATGTACCAACTTCATATCTAGGATTATTCTGCATAAATCCCTTGTAAAAGTCAATCAATTCTTTAGCATCGCCGGTTACTGATCCATCATCAGTTCCTATGATGACCATTTCAGGATTAGTCATATCCCATTTGATTGTCCCCATAGCAATAAGATATGGGTTGTAGATGAAACGTGCATTTGTGATACATGGTTCAAGTTGATTTCTAACTGTTCCAGGTAATACTGTACTGATTAGTACTACTAGTTGATTCTTAGTAACATGTGCGTTGACTTCGTTTAATATACCTTTAACTATTGAATAGTCAAAATCTTTATTTGGTAAATGACTAGTAGGTGTTTCACCGCCATATATAGGATCATGAGGAGTGGGTGCGGCTATAAAAATTAAATCTCTATCTTCTACCGCTTCTTTTATTGTGCCTTTCATTGGGAACATTGGGTTACGAACTTCAACGTCATACCCAATAACATCATGTCCTGCTTCGAACATAACTTCGGCACAATCTTGTCCCAATTTACCCACACCTATCATTGCTACTTTTTTCATAAATTCCTCAATTTTTAATATTTATAGGGCTCTAACAAACTCAGGTTTTTTTGTTCTCATCATTTTACTGTTGAACTCAAGTATTTTCTTAACGTTTTGTTGAAAATCATATACCTGTTTGTCTGTCATATTGGCAATTCTTTCCACCTCATCCATAACTCTTTTAAATCTTAATGCATCATCTTCAATATCATCATAAGATTCATCTATATAAGGTGAAAATGTTCTATAACCCAAATGCCTTATATCCTTTAAAAAATGGGGTGTTGTCAACATTATGAATGGATGAAATGCTTGAAAGGCTTTCCATGTCTTTTCTGTAGCAAACGTGCAAGGCTGTGTGAGTCTATCTCTAAAATTAAATTTAATAGGATCTTTACTAGTGAACATTGTCTCATTTATTAATGACACCACTGTGTCTTTATATAATTTTCTATCTGAATCATTAATAATGTATGCATTTTTTATGTCACTATCCAACGTAAGTTTCATTGGGAAAAGATGTTTATGCTTTTCCAATATGTCGGGATATCCTAAAACATTATCACCTAACATTCTACGCATTTCGAGGAAATTTGCATTAGTTAAATCAAATGGAGTTGGATTAATAGAAACATATGCTTTATCAAATATGTTTCTTTTAAACATTTCTAATACTGATGCCATACGATGTACTCTAGCAATACCATTGAAACATAGTATGCGTTTAGTTTTAGGGTTGAAATCTATTTCAAACGGTAGTAAGTTTGGTACGTTGTGTGTTTCCCAATAACTATCTGTCCACAGTGGGAACAGATGCCAATCGTTTTCCAAACAAGTATTTTTGTAAACATCTATTAATCTAGGGCAGTTAACTGCTCCTGACACAACATTGAATTGTTCAAGATTTATCTTACACTTTTTTGCCAATTCATTAAAAATTATATTAACGTTTTTTAAAAAACCATGTTGCAAACCTTCAGATTGATGGTTAAAATAAATTTTTATACGATTGTTTTTTATAAACTTCTCAAGTAAAAAATCTACAAAAACATGTGTATTATTGTCGGCGCTATTATTTAAGTGTCTAGTAACTACAATTATGTGATCTAATGGAACTCCGGTATGTTTAGATACCATGTATTTCATATAGATATTTTCATCTTCAATCTCTATACTCATTTTTTAGTAATCCATGATTTTCCAAAATTTCTGCGTCTAGCAAAAAATATCTGCTCACAGAATCGTTGTAACGACTGGTGTTTATCTTCGGGAAAATCAAATTCATAAACACAGGGTGTATTTAATTCTGCTATATCCTGCACATATCCTGGAATATCATGTTTAAAATTTAGTAACTTAGGATAGTTAGAACAGTCCTTATAGTCGATAAGATATGTACGTTGGAATAGCATTAGTTCTTGCAATAATGATTCTTCTATTGTGAACTCACTACGTAAAAAATCTTCAACTACATCAAAAATATGACTGTGCTTTCCTTCACTGTGTAGATTAATTGTAGTACTATGGACTAGATTCCAACCATGTATCTCCATACCTTGTATAGGGATATGGTCAATAAGTCCATGTTTAGACCAATTACCATAGTGGTCTGCGATTCTGTCTACTTCACTCTTTAACCATTCATCTTTCTGTATGTGGTTCCAAAGTTTATCATAGAACTCTCTATATTCAATACCTTGTTGTTTATATAATACTCTACTAATATAATTTGTTATGCCGTTGATATGAAAGGTATTTTGAAACCAACTTATAAGTTGCGCTTGTGTCATTTTCTCTTTAGGTAAATCTCTAGTAGAGATTACAACTTCTACACCTTCACGTAATTCATGTTCGTTATAAGTACCAACAAGATAATCATAAACAACACGACCTTCTAACTTATATAGGCCACGTTGTGTCAAATTCATTTCAGCATTCTCAAGCAACTGTGCTTGATAAATCGTGATACCAGTATGGTTACCGCTCTTGTATAACTTAAAGAAGTTTTCTTTCCAACTCTCTAATGTCTCTCCTGGTAACCCTAATATTAATTCAGTGTAAAGAGGAATGTTATGCTCTTCACACATTTTGAATACTTCTTCAATCTTATTCATTTCAAGATTCTTACGTTTGATAATATCAAGCACATTATCATCCATTGTCTGAACTGATAAGTTTAGACCAATCTTACTTCCACCTTCGTAAATCAATTTACGAACAATTTCAACAACTTCTTGTTTTTGATTCTTTGCCCATGCAATCGTATATGCCTTTGGATTACCATATGTCTTTTGCGTTTCAATAAGTTTGTCAGCGATTAACATATCACGTTCAGGGAATATACCAAAGTTAGCATCAGTGATGCTTACAAAGTCTAACCCTTTTTTGCCTATCCATTCTAGTTCAGCATATACACGTTCAAGGTTAAACTTCTTAACTTTATTGTATGTAAGACTTCCCCAATCACAAAATGTACATGCATAGGGGCAACCACGATTTGTTTCTAAAGTTGCGTTCCAACGTATCTCAGGGTGCTTCGCCATTAACTTGTCAAATATACCTGTCAAATAAGGACTAGGTATCTTATCTAAGTCATCTATACGTGGGCTACTGCCAGTGTCTATAGTTTCACCGTTGTTATTAATTAGTAAGCCGGGGATTGATTTAAAGTCAGGCTCAGGTAATATTAGATTTTCTAATATCTTTCTAAAAGTAATTTCGCCTTCAAGTTTAACACATACATCAATAAAGGGATACTTTTTAAAGAAGTCAGGCTTCTCAATAGGATACTCAGGTCCACCTGCTATAATAAAAATATTAGGATTAGCCTTCTTTAGTTCTCTACCTAGTACTGCGCTATAACTACGATTCCAAATGTAGGTACTGAACCCTACAATATCACTATCTTTAAGTAATTCTACTGCTTCTTCTATTAAGTCTCTTCGCCATATAAAGTCACCCAACTCAAAGTTATCATTGATATGAGGAAACTGTACTACATAACTCCATAGGACAGCAGGACTATAAGGAAGATAATATGCATTAAATTCCTTAGGTCCTTGTTGGAAGTTAGGGCTAACAAAACTTATTTTCTTTTTAGACATACCCACGCAATCTTATAAATCTAGCCAACTCTTCAGCGACCACTTTGTACCCTTCTATGGTTGGATGTGCGCCTTGACAGTTGGTTAAGTATTTAGCGGGCCAATCTCTATTATAATACACTTGATGATATGCTCCCCAATCTTCGGGTTTTAATATACCATCTAATTCTACTAATTTTTGAATCATTGCAGAATAAGGTGTAGTGTCATGTAAAAAAGTATTCCAATCAAACTTGTCTGCTATATATCCTGCATGCTCACGTAAGTAATGCTTAACTCCCCTGTGCTGTTGGTTAAATCCATTTGCAACAACAACTTGAAAGTTGTGTGCTTTAGCAAAAGTTTGTAAATCTAATAATGCCATCATTTGTTCACTTGCAACAAATTGATCACTCCAAAGCATACGTTCATATGCTGCCCATAATGGTTCTTCTGCACCACCATTACCTGAGAATGGCCACATTGTACGCCATTTGTAATGTACGTACTCACCGTTGCTATATCCATCGTCTTGATTACGTTGATGCTTAGGATGCTGTTGAAAGAAGTCAAAGCGTTCAAATCCGCTTTGCATTAATACAATAAGTCCTGTACTATTATTCCAATCTATTCTATCGCAAAAGTGCAATTGGTGAACAGCGGCACGATTACCTATACCACGTGCCCCTAAATTCATAGGAGTATACTCAGGGAAATGATCCCTGCACAATACATTTACCCAACTGTTCTCATGTTCATAGTGACGCAAATGATAATCATCTACACCACGTAGTTGTACTCTACCGTTATATTCTTTCCATATTTCTTCTGGGTAGCCGCCTTCACCTTGAGTCCAACTACATCCTAATCCAATTATATACTTTTTCATTGTTTATCCGTTAGGTTAATCATGATCAGGAACATGATTGTTTATTTGCTCCTGTATCCAGTCATATGTTATTTTTAGACCGTATTCTAAATCTTCGTCGGGCGCCCAACCAACCAATGCTCTAATCATTGTGTTGTCGCTGTTGCGTCCCATAACTCCCATTGGGCCTGGTATATTTTTTATCAACACTGTCTTGTCAGCAATACGTGCGATTAGTAACACTAAATCGTTTATACTAATCATTCTTGTACTACCTAAATTAACAGGTTCTTCACAGTTACTTTCCATTATTTTCTGAATGCCAGTTATACATTCGTCAATGAATAGAAAACTACGTGTTTGAATACCTGGTCCCCAAACTTCTACTATACCACCTTCATCACACATTGCTACCTTACGACATAAGGCAGCAGGCGCTTTTTCTTTACCATTGTTCCAACTACCTTTAGGACCATATATGTTATGAAAACGTGCTATGCGTACACGTAAGCCATAATTTTTAGCATACGTCATGTATAGGCGTTCACTAAACAATTTTTCCCAACCATATTCGCTATCTGGATTAGCAGGATATGCACTTTCTTCAGTACATAGTGGATTGTCAGGATCCTCTTGATTATGTGAGGGGTACATACATGCACTAGAACTATAGAAAACATTCTTAACCTTTTTTGCTACCATTTCGTGCAATATGTTAAGGTTAATTTGACAACTGTTGTGCATTATATCAGCGTCATGCTCGCCTGTAAAGATATAGCCGGCGCCGCCCATATCAGCGGCTAGTTGATAAATTTCATCTATGTCACTGGTAATTAATTTGCGTACATTTTCTTGTTCACGCAAGTCCATAATGTGAAACTCATCGGCTACAGTTTTTTCATACAATGGATGTTTTAGATCCGCGCCAATAATATAATGGCCCTGCTCTTTGAATGTTTTTACTAAATGTGATCCAATGAATCCACCAGCACCGCAAATTAAAATCTTTTTCATTTATCAGCATTTCTCCTAAGGTTACTTCTTACGATCTCCGTTATTTTTCTCACAGCAATTTCACTAGTGGGTCTCTTAAGAATTTCATAATTATGTTCTATAATAGGCTTTGCTTGCCTTCTAAAGTCTCTAATCTGATCTTGATTCCAACTACCAATCAATTGACAAACTGTTGCTATGCGTTGCATTCGCATGTTTGGATCTTCGATATCATCGTAATCTTCTGGCCAAAACTGATTGAAAGTTTTGAATCCCATTTCTCTTAATGATTTCAATGCACCGGGTACGCCCACTATAATAAAAGGATGCTTTTCTTTTAATGGCTTAAACGATTTCTCTGTTAGTGTTACTTCAGGAAGATCCCAATTAGTTTCAGTAACAATACTTACTAGACTGTTATGATAGTAAGGTCTAGTTTGACTATCTAAATCTTCGCACATTGCATTAATGTTTGTTGCACCATCAATTACTAATGGCAACTTAGCATTAAAATCATCAATGTCTTGAGGTGTTATACCTAAATAAGAAACAGTAGTATGATGAAATGAATCTCTAAAAATTGCATCTTGTTTCTCAGGATCACGTAAGTTAAAACTTATATAACTTCTATCTACTAACCCTGCTTTAAACAATGCCAAACTAAGTTGTGTTCTATGTGTTCTGAATCTACGATTCCACATTAAGAATAACTTTTCAGGAACAAAATTTTCATCGTAAGGTGGTTCTGATACTGATCCATTTTCAATGTTAGTAGCAAATATTTGCTGACTTGATGGATAAGAAATTACTCTCATACGATTCAATGGATCGTTAGGAACTCTAAATTTTTGGCAGTAGCGTTCATATAAATGATTAGCATTCATACATCCTGTCATATAAATTATTTTATTAAGTGGTAAACCACAACTGTCTCTAAAATAACTTGTAATAGAACGTATATCATTGTCTGACATGAATGCTTCAACACTCAAATCTACTAATATATACCCATTTGAATTTCTTACTAAATGACGTAAGTGATAAGGCATATGTGAGAATTCTAACAATCCTGTGCCACCTACAAAGTAACGTTCAAATGGAATTCTCCAAGCCAATGAGAATGGAAATACAAAAGGACGCTCATCATCTATTTCAATAGATTGTGCAGGATATAATTCATATGAATGTTTGCGGTGTCTAAACAATCTATTCCATAGATCATCTGCCCACCAATGTCTAGAAGTTGTTTGACCACCTTCTGCAACTTGTGCGAAACTCAACACATGTGGGAGTTCTGTGTTCCATATAGGACCGCGAGGACCAATCCAACTGTAAACTACTTTGATTCTCTCTTTTTCTAAGTCTGTCATGATTTTTATTTATCTAGTGTAAATTTTGGTATGATGATATCAGTTCCACACATGCACATTTCTTTTTTACATGTGATTTGCTTAGGACCTACTCTGCTGATATCATCTAGTATATGCCCTACATGTCCACCTAACCCACAACTGGCTAGACTAACATCGCCCACTGTATTAATAAAGATACAGTCACCTACGTTACAACGCCAACCACTAAAGAAGTTTTGTCCGTTAACAATTAAATCGTTAGCGTTACAGACTGTAGTAGATTGGTCTTGATATCTATTATAACTTACTGTATACTCTGTGCGTTTACCGGGCTTGTCTTTAGTAAACTGCATTTCAATATTGTGCGTCTTAAAAAATTCTGTTTTTGCAGGATCCTTATATTGCCACGGACCAGTAACGTGATTCAACTCATCGTATAATGGAGTCCATTCAATAAAGTAATTAGGCATTACAGTCTTTAGATGTTCTGCAAAGTCTACAACTTCCCAAAAACGTTCTTCATGCATGAGCATCTTTGTACTGAGATAGTTTACACGTTCGCATAAGAAAATGCTATTCTCTTCATAACGTTTCTTATCAGCAAACTCTACGTGAAAACTAGCAACAATATCATCAAACAAATGATGGTGTTTTTCCCACCATGCTAGTGGACGACTTAAGTTAGTATTGACTGCTAATGTAGATTGGGGAAGGGCTTCATGTATCCATTCACAGATAGGTATGAAGTTGCGCCAAGCAGTAGGTTCACCGCCACTAAAGAAAAACTTAAAGTGTTTGTATCCTGCTTTCTTATAACGACCAACAATCGTTTCTAAGTTAGCAAGATATTTGTCTAAGTTTCCATTATTAGGATTTTCACCGCCCCAATTACCAGGGTTGCAGTAACTACAGCGAAAGTTACAATAGTTATTAACTTGCCAAGTTACTGCAATATATGGTTCGGGAGCAAAGATTTCTATTAACTTGCTGCCCACTCATACACCTCTTTAATTTCTGGAACAAGGTCTTCAAACTTTTCATCACGGAACTGATCTAATTCATCATTGAATTGTTTAAATTCTAATATACCACCCTTGTTCTCATCTCCAACACTAAGATTATAAATGATCATTTTGAAACCATTATAGATATCAATGTTGTCTTTATACCTTTCTTGATATACACGATACAATTCGACTAGTCTACGCTTAACGTGCTTAGGTAATATCATGATATTAGCATACCATGGGTTAGTAGCAAGATTGAATCTTGGGCTACTCTTAGTATCGATAAAGCCGTTATCAACCATGTAATCAAAAAAGTCAGGAAAATCAAAGACGTTCCAGATGGAAATTGTTGGAGTGATCTGAAACTGAGCATGAGGTACTTGCTCTTTTACTTCTTTGATATTCCTGACGATCCTATCCCAATCGGTGCCTTTTCTAATGCACTCTGCAACTTCACCATGAGCATCTAAACTAGCCCATATTTTAAGTTGTGGGAACTTTTTCCAATAAGCAATCAAGTCAACATCTTTCTTATATTTCAAACTACTAAAGTTTGTTGTATAAGTTAATTCAACTTGGTCGCACAAATCGTTCTCTACCCAATAATCTAAACACTCATAGTGTTCAGGGGTAATGATAATTTCGCCACCTGCGAAATAAACTTCTGTTACGTCACGTAAGTATGGCTTTAGTTTAGCCATAAACTGTTGGTCTTCGTTGTTGTTAATAACAATCTTTTGATTAGGGAAATACTTCTTAAACATCTCTTCCCCACGATTGTCCATAAACTCTTGCGCCCACTGACTTGAGCAACTAGGTCCACAACTGCGACATTTCATGTTACATAGATTACTGAAACGTATGTCCATGTACTTCATCTCAAACTCTTTGAGACTGCCATCATCGTTAGTATTGTCAACGATATAATCTACATAATCTAGACCCTTGCGCTTATTGTGACTTTGACGCATAGTCCAAGTACCCATAAGTTCTAAGTCATAGCAACGTTTGCATGCCTCAACATACTCATCGTTCATCATAGCCAAACGCATCTTTTTGTATTCTTCACTATTCATCATCTGAATAATTGATTCGTCTGATTTGATTTCTCCGACAGGCATGTTACTGTCTGCTACACAGCAGGGCAATACACGCTTATCTGGCCATGCATGAAAATGCACCCAGGGCAATACACAAAAATGTTTGCCATTTTCTACTAGATTTTTTACAACTTCCTTTTCCATTGTCACTCCAACAAGTCTTGTAATTTATTTAATTCGGGGAACACTTCCCAGAAGTTTTCTTCACGTATTCTATCGATTGAACCGGTATGCATTAAGAAACTTTCACGCACCTCGCTCCATTGATCCCTATCACTAGCAAAGTTTACTGCATCACGCACTAGTCGTGACAGGCTAGTTCCATCACCGTCATTATTATCAGCCCATTTCAATGCACTTTCGGCAGCAGGGCCCTTTAATTCTTTAGGTAATGACTTAGCGCAATAATAAGAAGGATGAACAGCCAAGTACAATGAATGATACCAATCTTCTCTACGAACGATATTTTTCTCTTTAAGGTACTGATAAAATTCTCCTATTGTAGGGTAGTTAAAAATACTAAACACAGTATTCATTTGGAAACTGATATAGTCAAGTTCTCTAAAAGTAAGCAAGTTACTTTCTACTTTACCCCAATCAGTTCCCTTACGCAACCATTCAGCACGTTCACCGTAATGGTCAATACTGCAACTTAGTTCAATCTTTTTAAAATGCTTCCATAAGTCTAATATGTCATGCTTTTTGTATTTGATATTGCTTGCGTTTGTATTATATCGCAATGTGATATCAGTTCTACCCAAACGAATCATCTCTTCAAGCATTGTGTAATGTTCATCAGTGATGAGTGGCTCGCCTCCTGCAAAGTAGGCTAGATCAATGTGTTCAATATGTGTTAATACTTCTTCCAATACTTTGCCATTGCCATCATCTACGTGAATGACAACAGGATGTTTTGGATCAAAGTTCTTTTGCATTTCAGCACCCCATTGACTGCTGAACTCGCTACCACATGTGCGACATTTGAAGTTACAGATATTACTAAAGCGAATATCAAAGTAACGCATTTTAAATTCGTCTACTGTTCCATCTTCTTTAGTAGTTGGAACAACTTCGTCAAAGTACTTTGCAAAATGCTCTTTGCTGTAGTTTCTAAAACTATGCGGGCCCGCTTCTTCGTGCTTGTAACAGAAATCGCAAATATTATTCTTACGTTCGTTTAGCATATCTAAACGTAATTCTTTCATCTTTGGACTGTTAAAGATTTGCTTTAGTGTATGCTCTTTAGTATTACCAACTGGTTTAGTATAGTCATTACTACAGCAAGGGTATACATCTCCCTTAGGAGTAGCATTCAAATGCACCCAAGGAAACATGCAAAATGTTTTACTTTCGTTTAATAAGAAGTCTTTGTTCATATAATTAATAATGCCAATTCAGGAAATACCTTAAGCAAATCTTCACCTCGTAATCTATCACGTAACCAACTATACTTGATAAAGTCATATTTGTTTTCTTCCCAAGTATGTGCGCTGTTTGCAAAGTTGATAGCATAACGAACCTGTTTGGTTATCAATTCAAACTGCTTCCAGTTGTCACAAAACTGTTCTATGTTTGGTTGCATACCCTCTTTCAATGACTGAGGTAATGTAGTTGCACAATAGAAACTAGGATTGGCTGTTAAACAAAGATAGTGATTTGTATCTTCTTTAAATATGATATTCTTTTGTATCAGATAGTTATAGAAGTCATGTATAGTTAAGTAGTTAAACACACTTAGTACGGTGCTTACACTAAACAATACCTGACGCATTTTTCTAAATTGCAGTAAGTTGCTTTCTACTACACCCCAATCAGTACCATGACGTATAAGTTCGGCACGTTCACCAAAATGATCTATGCTACATGCTACTTCGATGTGACTAAACTTATTCCATAAGTCAATTAAGTTTCTGCCTTTGAAATGTATATTACTAGCGTTGGTATTATAACGTAACTTGATATCTGTTCTACCACGTTTAATTATTTCTTCTAGTATAATATAATGTTCATCAGTAATCAGTGGCTCGCCACCCGCAAAGTAAACCATGTCAGCATGATCCAAATGCTCTAATACTTCTTCAAGCACCTTACCCTTACCATCATCAACGTGTAACACGATAAAGTCATGCTTACCTAACTTACGTTCTTCGGCTGCAAACTGACTGCTACACTCACTACCACACGTGCGGCATGCAAAGTTGCAGATATTACTAAAACGTATGTCAATCATACGCATTTTGAATTCATCTACTGATCCATCACTCCATGTCTGTGTAACAACATCATCAAAGTACTTGCCAAATATATCTTTGCTATAATTTCTATAACTATTTGGAGAGTTCTCTTCCATCTTATAGCAACCATTACACATTTCGTTAGGCGTGTCACTCAACATATCCAGTCGTAGTTTTTTAGTTTGCTCAGAGTTGAATATTTCTTTTAATGTTTTTTCTTTTGCATTACCCAACTTTTGTGTCTGTGTCGTTGTGCAACAAGGATATACATCTCCACGTGGGCTTGCATATAAATGCATCCAAGGGAACATGCAAAATGTTTTACTTTCTTTTAAGTAGTAATCTTTATCTTTTATACCGGCCATAATTTTACTCTATCTGGTCTTAATAGATTACCTATCTCAGGAAATACCTTAGTGAAATCTTCACTTCTAATTCTATCCAAACGTGACACCTCTTCTCTAAATTTAGCCTTTTGTGCATCCCATGTATTTTGTGAGAATACCCACTGAGTAGTATCTGACAATTGTTTAATCTTATCTTGACCAAACCCATGTGAATGCATGTATTGAATTGCTTGTTGCATGCTTACATTGCCACGTTCTTTATAGTCAGGTGGCAATATGTGACATGTTAAATGCTCAGGGGTAGACATGTTATATACAGTGTAAATGCTATCCTTTGCTGAATACAATTTTTTATCTATCAAATACTTGTAGAAATCAAATATTGTAAGATAGTTGAATACACTTAATACCGTGTTAATCTGAATTGTAATAAAGTTTTGTTTCTTAGCGTTTAAGAAATTAGTTTCTACTACGCCCCAATCAGTGCCGTGTCTGATATATTCTGCACGTTCACCAACATGGTCGATGCTAGCATAGATGTTTACACCACTCTTAAAGTTTTTCCATAATGACAATAAATCCTTATCTTTAAACTTCAAGTTACTCATATTGGTATTGTAACGCAACTTAATATTAGTGCGTTTACGTTTAATCATTTCTTCTAATAAGATGTAATGTTCTTCTGTTATTAATGGTTCACCGCCTGCAAAGTATGCAGTTTCCATATGATCAATCTGTTCAATAACATCATTCAAAAATGCTTTGTTATCATTTTTAGGGTGAACTTTAGCATACCATACATTATTCTTTAAATCTTCTTGTTCCCACTGAGTGCTGAATGCTGACCCGCATGTACGACATTTGAAATTACAAATGTTACTGAATCGTATATCAAAGTAACGCATCTTAAACTCAGACAATGAACCATCATCTAAGTTTGTAGTTTCAATGGCTTCCTCAAAATAACCACCCATTTCATCGTTAATCATTTGACGGAAACTTTTGATACCCTGCTCTTCGTGCTTATGGCATTTATTGCATTCGTTGTTCTTTACACCCTTTAACATGTCCAATCGTAATTGATTCATCTTTGGACTGTTGACTAACTCCATCAAACCCTGTTTCTTAGCATCGCCAACACCATCCTCAGTAGCACAACTCTCAGCGATACAGCAAGGAGCGGCAATACCCGTAGGTGTCGTATGTAAGTGCGTCCAAGGCACTATGCAAAAAGTGTCGCTCTTTTCTAGTAGCAACCTTCTTAAGAAAGTGGGTTTGTCCTGTTTGTTTCCTGACATAATCTATAAAAATCCATCATTTCGGGGAACACAGAAAGCATATCTGTTTCTCTACGGTCATCTAACTCGTTGAACCAGTTATAGAAATCTCTGCGTCCTTCTATTAATTTATCTTCGCTGTAATGTGTTTCAGCCATGTAATCTACTACACGTTTGAACTTTTCATATTCAATTGTAGTAAATGCGTCAGGACGTGAGTCATCGGTGTTTTCTTCCATAAACTTCAATGACTCATACATGTATGGCATAAACTGCTCTTTGGGAAGTATATTCATATCATACTGAATAGGCTCACGCAAGTATGGTGTATCAAAGCGTACACGATGTTTATCGTTTGGTTTATCATCATACCAACCATAATTCTTACGCCACTCTAAGAACTTCTCTAACAAACTCTTAAATGTTGTAACACTGAATATATTAAACGTAATCATAAACGTAACTGGGCTGTTAGTACCCTGTAAATATGTATGGAAGTTCTTTTCCCACAATGTCAAATCTAATCCAGTACGTATATATTCAGCACGTTCGCCCCATGTATCCATACTAGTGAACATTTTGAAACTACGAATCTTGCCTTCATCTGTGAGTTTCTTTACCTTTTCAGCAAGACGTTCATACAATACAGTCTTTGTTCCAAAGTTACTATTGATGTTTAGTTCTAACCATGGCATAGGATCCTGATCAATCTGTTCTAGCAGTCTCCATGTGCTACTATGTAATGTAGGTTCGCCACCTGTTACACGTAAGATATTCAATGTCTTACGCATCTCTGGCCACCACTCCCAAAACGCATCTACATATGGATTATCATCTTCACGTTGATATAACTTCATCCAATCAACATCACAACGGTGATTCTTTACGCTGGTTACAGGACCAAACTTCTCAATTTCTTTGTAGAAACTTGTGCTATACTTTGGATGACAGTATCCACACTTGAAGTTACATTCATTACCAAAGTTAATTTCAATGTACTCTGGATTAATGTTTTGATCCCACGGTCCCTTTGCTGTCTGTTCAAAACGTTCTTCAGTAAAGATACTAGCGTTACGTATATGACGGTCGCTAATATAGTCAGGACCCATTGCTTCAATGTTCCAGCAATACTGACAACCTTCGGGCTTCTTGCCCTCAAGCATCATCTGACGTTCTATTTTCTTTTCTTGTGTATTGTGTAACGCCGATGGGTTATCTGCCAACTCACTTAATGGAATCTTGTGTGGACGGGGATGATAACAACTATGTGTCTCACCTGATTGCAAGTACATAGTAACGTGATGCCATTTTGCTAAACAAAATGTTGAACCTGCTTCACGCTCTACTACGACCTTAATGTCTTTAATTCTATTTGTTTCGTATGACATTACCAGCCTTCTATTCTGCGAATAACTTCCATTTCAGTGATCAATGGTCCCAAGTTATGTTTGTCACTATTATAATGACGTTTAAAGAATTTACTTTGGTCACTATCTAATGCACACATCGGCAAGCCTAATTTATTTTTTAAATCTATACCATATGCCTCTGATAATTCTAACGGATCTTCATTTTTAATTTTATCCCACATTTCAATATAGTTGTCAAACCATTGTACATTAGCATGATTCCAGTCAGTAAGCATTGTCATATGTGTCCCCATACGGGCTCCCATTATAGCCCACTCACCATTTTCTACATCCATGCCGACATTCTGCCAAATAGTTAAGTTGTTGAGATTTCTGCTTGCCACAGTTTCTTTGAATTCTTCTACTGTTGGTACAGCACCTTTGTTTAGGCACATCTTAACACCTTCTCTAAATCCAGCACGCCAGGCTTGAAAGGGTGTGTAGTTAGGATGTGTCGTTGAGTAGCAATCATACATAGCCCAATACAAATTGTCTTTACTATCTAAACAAAAATCGGCGATACGTGTTATATCACCTTCTTTTTGATTTTCATGTGTTTTCATATTAGCAACATAAGTCTTTGTCCAAGAACTCATGCCGCCGTTGCCATAACGTAATCCATTAATGGCGTTGACTGCCTTCCAACGAAACTGTGCTATTTTGTATTTAGGATCCTTACCAGTAAAGTCTAATTGAATGTTAAAGAATTCTTCATCAGGCATGTTGTCGCCATCGATAAGAATGAATCGTTCAGTATCACTTGCTTCGCCGGCGGCTTTATGGGCAGCATCGCTACCTTTAACACCGTCAACACGTTTAGCCCAAGGAACCATGTTCTTAATCTTGAGCCAAAATTCTTCTTTTTGTGGCTCATCATAACTTAGGTATACGCAGTCTAAATCTGCAACGTCAACAATATCATCCGAGTTCATATGTGTTTAATTTCCACTTTTGTTTTTTAATTTTGTCTTTCTTTTCTACAACTATACTAACATCTTCTAATGCACAATCACGCCCTTCTTTATTGTCGGGCATCAACTTAGATATAATTGCATTAGGTTGAACAGTTGAGATTTTACCATCTATAACTCTAACATCAGGTCTTGCAGCCGCAAATGTCATTGCGTCAATCAGAATGTAGGTGCCTTCTAACTTTTCTGATGTATAGGTGATCACTCTACCAGCATCGTCATAATATAAACGAAACTCTGGTGGAACGATTTTGGGTGCTTCCCAAATTATAATGTAATCTTCTTTAGTATCACTCATTTTAACACCATTAGTTTATCAGAAAAATTCTTGATTTGATAGTGAAATGGATATTGTTGCGGTACTGTATTAACTCGTAGTGTGTGCGGTAATATCTCATAGACTAGTGTATCAGTCCAATTTTCTGTTGGCATGCCATTGATCCATTGTTTCATATGAACCATGCTCATCGCTTCAAAATTAGGCAATGTTGTATTTTCTTTGCCTAGTATATGTGACGCTATAGCGTATGCCCAGTCAGTTGTCACTGGCTCATCGGCATTACACTTTAATATATTAATATAATATTTCCAATTTTCAAATACATCTTTGACAATAGCAAAAAATTTCTCTGCTAATTCTGATTTTTTAAAGTATGTAATAGCATTGTAGCAATTCGGTAATCCATTATCATCTATAAACTTTCTGTAAGCACGTATATCAGATATTTCTTGTTTAAAGTTTCTGATGGTAGTAGAAATTACAAGGTCTCTAATTGATAATGCATCCCACCAATAATCTATTGATGTTGGAATAAACAAGTCTGCTTCTAATTTAATTGTGTATTCATATGGACTTGCTTCATATACTTGCCAGTCGTTGACTAGTTTCCAATCACTATTGGGCGCTAAGTCTCCATATGGTAATTTAACTACGTTATCAAATGTTTTTGACTTTACTTTTTCATCTGTGATTAACGTAACGTGACTATTTGGCATAGTTCGCTTAATGCTACGTCCTAAAACTTCTGCACATTGTACATAGTCAACTTTATTAGTGTTCTGCGCTAAGATTACAAATCCTTTATTCACGAATTAACTCCACAAAATTATCTTTATTCATTACGTGAAAATCGCAATCTTTAATAATTGCATATTCTTTACGAATTTTACCACGTTGCCAGTTATCAAACATTACTATAAATTCTGTATTGTATGGATCATCACTATTTCTATATACAGTGGTATTCTTACCTACATGTATTAAGTCCCAGGGTATTATATCATTTGACGCAACACTATGTCCATTTGCTATGCGTAATGCAAGTGTAAGTGCGTAATCGTTTCTATACACGCCTGCTACAAAACTATGAATGTCAGCGTAATGACTATAATTTTCCTGTATCATTTTCAAACATTCAAAAATTTGTTTAGCACGTTCTGTTTTTCTGAACATGACTACTGTAGCCCAAAGAGTTTTAAAACTATATGAACTCAATACTTCTTGTGCGGCGCCAGGATGCATTAAGAAACTAGTATTGTCGTGACAGCAAAAGTCTAATCCAGTATCAAAGGTCTTTAATAATTTATCAGAATTGACCATATAATCTACGTCAAGCAATAATGTTTCATCATATGGACTTAACTCATATGCTTGATATCTGCCCTTATTGATCCAAACCTGATATTCACGTATATTGTTTTTATCTGGAACTACTGTGATTATTTTATCAAAAGGATGGTCACCCTCAGGTTTAGACTCTTCATCCGTAACAAGTGTCACAGGAAGATTCAAAAAGTGATTAACACGTTTGGCAGTATACTCTGCCATTTTATAATAGTTATATCTAGGCGAATTGAATGCAAATAGAATAACGCCTCGATTTACCTTTTTGTTTCTAGTTCTTGCCATTCGTTATACCATTCTTTCATTACTGTACTATTAACTTCAGTTAATGTGTTGAGTAGTGCTTTTCTATCAACCTCAACAGGGTTGTCAAAAGTGTCTAATAAGACTACCTTTTTAGAGGCAAAAGAATTTAGGAACGAAATGGTCTGAGCATCGGCTCGCCAAAGTCCACCTTGCTCTGCTATTAATAGTTTGCTGTTGTATTTTTCTTTGAGATAAGCCTTAGCCGAATTATGATTAAATCGTGCTTTGGCTTCTGCAATTAAGGTTTTGGTATCCATCTATTCACTCCTACGAGTTATTTAGATGGATACTTATGGTCTATAAAATTATTATGCGCCTGTTACAGAACCTGCCAACGTCACGGAGCCCCATGAATTAGCAAGATATGTAGTTTCGGGAGGCGTTAATGTCATTGTTGTTGCAGAACCAGTAGCAACTGTTAATCCATCTGGAACTTCGTCCCAAATAGTGTATACAGTAATAACCGAACCAGCATCACTATTTGAACCTTGTGTACCATTAGACTTAACAATAAATCTAATAAAGGTTGATAGATATCCCGAAGGACCGGTTGACGCTAACTGTGTGAATACAGTAGCATTAGCCGTTGTTAATGCATAGTAACCTGTATTCTGAGAGATAGTTGGTGAATTGCCACCGCCACCAACTTTAGTAATACCGTTATACGAAACACCACCGATAGTTACTGTACCTGAACTTGGTGCTGACAATACTACAGTACCAACGTTACTTGCTAAGTTATTGAACAATAAGTTAATACCTGTACCACTTGGATGTGATACGGTCATCTTTAATTGTCCGCCTGAGTTAAAGAAATAACGTGCGGCATCACCGTTAGCAAAAGTAGCAGTATGTGTGAATGTTAATGCACTTGACCATGTGCTAGCATAAGTTGCCGTGTTACTTGATGTTGATCCTTGTGATGTAGCATTAAGTCTGTTAGTATAAATTGTTTGCAAGTTAGTAGGTATGGCAGATAAGTATGTAATTGTTCCACCAGAACTAGGTGCTGTAACAGCACTTATAGAAGATGCTTGATGTAGTGCGGCGTTTGCTGTGTTGTTAACTAACGCTGTCCATTGACCCGTTGACGCAACAGTGTTTCCTGCGGATACGTTAGCAACAGCCGTCTGTCCGTAACCTGCGGTGGAACCACCTGTAGCCCAGACAGCGTTCAATGTGTTAGCAGTAGTTGTGGGGTTGCCACCTACTAACGTATTGAAATCTGTCGCCTGTATTAATCCAAATTGTGCGTAACTCATGTCTTACCCTTACCTTATGATGACGATTGCTTCTACAGTACCGACACCGTGTGTTGTTTTATCTGCTAATGCTCTGCCAATAGTATTAAAGGCAGTTGCTTCACCTTGGTCAGCGGCACGGGCAATACCATTACCAGCACTTACAAGACGTTGACCCTTAGCAACTTGACCCATTACTTTAACATGAACTCGACCACTTACAGCAACAGGAGGATGTGTTTGATCATCGCCGGCACCTGCATTCATTAAGTAGGCAGCACTGTTAGATATAACACCGAATACGTCCTCACTTAATTCAAGTTTAACTGCTGTAATTTCTTTAGTACCACCCAACTGAACTACTGTGCCCGGATCATATGTTGTGTCTGCTTCAAAACGTTCTGCCAAGTCAGCATATGTTGCTTGTAATCTTGAGCCTGAACTTAATGTCCAATTACCTGTAATTGTACCTGCTGTAGTATTTGCACCGGTTGTTACTGTTGTTCCTACAAATATTGTTGCACCTGTACCTACGTTACCTGTATAAGTTGGTAAGTATGCCGCAACGTTTGAGTTGCTGTATGCCGCGCCACCACCGAAAATGTTAGCACCGTTAGCATACATCAAATTGTCTGTTCTAATACCAATATTGCCGCCGCCAGTTACTACTAGGTTACCACCTGTAACCCACATTGCAGTACCTGCTACACTGTTTGCAGTGCCGGCGCCGTTTGCAGTCCAAACACCAGTTAGTGTTCCGTTAGTGGACTGTGAACCTGATGTGATTGCTGTAGTTGTTAATGTACCGATGTTCGCATTTGATATTGTGGCATTACCAATATTTGCTGAACCAGTGATTGTTAAATTGAGTGATGATATTAAATTACTTGCGGTTATGTCATTTGTTGCTGATAAATTAGAAGCAGACAAATTACCTGTAACAGTTACCGCACCGAACGTTGTATTGCCACCGCTAGATGTAGCAGTCAATGCTAACCAAACGTTTGCGTTTGGGGCACCGTTAGTTGGACAAACATACAATGTGCTATTGTTAATATTATACCATAACTGACCCCTGATAGGATTTGCAGGGGGAGTATTAGCCGCAAAATTTTCCACCATATGAACAAAGTTGGTGTCCAACGTTTGTCCATACCCAGGATAATTTCGGCCGGGTAAGCCTAAAGAGGTACTAGTTGTATTGATAGTACCGTCAGCAATGGTAGTTAGAACTGTACCATCACTTTTAACAATTGTATATGCCATAATCAATCACTCCGATGAATTTATTTATCTTAAATAGTTACTAAATTAGTCAGGCTCTGAATCCTCACCGTATAATCTATCTGTATCTGTCTATTCAAAGACTTCTGTACAGGGTGGAAAATCACATGGGTCAATAGTCTTGTTATGACATTTCCATTGCTGTCCGTACCGTAATTCGCCAATAATCCCAATTCGTCAAATACGTAACTTGAGTCAGTTTGGGTGCTGTTATCAAATGCAGCCTGCCCTGCTGGCTCGCCGTAATCTAATAAACACTGAACTAAAATATCTGTATATAAACGACCTGTTGTGTGGAACACCGTCATTTTATTTCTAGTCGGGTCTAAGTTAAAAACGCTGGTATCATCAACGATTTTAGCGTAGGTTTCGTTATAAAGAGCGGCATTTTGCCCAGTTGTATTGGGCGGCAGATATGTAATAATACCTGTTTCATCTACGCTAGCACCACCGTTTCCAAAGGCCATTTGATAAATTTCACCATAACCTCTACTGCTTAATGTATCTGCGATAGCCTCGCTCATGTTTTCGTAGTTGATGGCGTTTTTCTTATCCACAAAAACTTCTCCATTATTTGGATCATAGATTTTGAGGAAGCCCTCAACTTTATATGACAAGGTAATCACAGACATTAATCATCCCCTCGCTTTTGAACTAATACCTCTTTGGAATTTGGATCAAAAATTTTAACACTTGATGAAAAGTAGAACCCCACATGCTCATTTGGCTTAGTGGTTTGTTCCGGCTTTTTATCAGTACTATTCGACTTATTTTCGTTCATTTCTTTATTTATCATTTAGGTTACATCCGTATATAAGAATTCTGCGGCCGATGTTGTACTAATCTGTAATGGGTCACCCTCTACAGGATTATATGTATCCGAATTCCAAGTAACATTGTAGTCAAGATCGGTCAATAAATTATTGGATAATCTGCTATATACCTCTGAGTAAATTGGAATATACGGTTGTATTCCAGTACCGTTAAATCCACGTTGTAATCCGGACAATGTATTATTAATTAGGTCTATAGTTTCAAATTTAATTTGCTCACCGTTAATATAGATTACTTTACCCTCTAATGTAGTAACTGTCAATATGTCACCGGGCTGAACATATGACCCTGCAGTTAATTTTACTAACGGAGACAATGCTTCAACTACAATTGAATATGCACTTTGTGGTATTAATCCCAATCTTGAAGGATTGTTGTTATAGATTGTTACGTTAGAAATCAAGTTCTTATCCGCAGTCAACCCGATTGTGTATATACCGTTAACCGCAGCAGGTGTTGTTACAGTTTGAACAGTACTATCTGTCAGTCTAGTAACATCATCAACTTCGATATATTCGTCCAACTCATATAGAGGAGCAGTTAACCAAGTTCTTGTAAGAGTATTTGCTCTGTAAACTACAGGTTCATTAACTTGATTTACAACTAACTGATACACTTCTTCATCAGGTGTTGAGTTGATAATCATACTGGTAATAATAACTTCGTCTCCCGGTACGATTGTTGTCAATATGCTAAGATTGTTATATGTATTCAATCTTAACTTACTTGAAGGGATACGATATCCGTTAACAGTTACCCATAAACGATCTACATTATATTGATCCCACTGCGATACATTCACACTGGTTACTGGAGTATCAGTTGTAAGAACAAATGTGTCCCCGCCTCTGGTTTCAGATATAGTAAATGAGTTTATTCCTGATTTTGATTTTACATAATAGGTTGTGCCTGCTACTATGTTACCCATAATTACATTACCAATGCTAATGCCGGGTGATGTAAATATTACCGGCGTATCAACTACTAAACTAGTGTTTGATGCTACAGTAATTAAATTACTTACCGCAGTAGTTGCAGTTGCAGTAGTTGTAGTAATAGTAAACAACTCATCTCTCCACATATAACCGCCACCTGTGTATGTACTTACATCTGTAACAGGATAGTTAGTTACAGTTGGACCAGGATTATATGGTTGAGAATACAAATCAACTATGTTTGTAGTAATTATTTTGGCGTAGTAGGTATTGTTGTTTAATTGTGTGCTTCCGCTTACTCCGTCGATTCTTACTAATGTATTCTCTGTTAAGTTGTGAGGTACACCAGTTGTCACTCTTACTGCTGGAGTGCCACCAACTATAACAATTACATTTCCTGTGTCATTCGTCAATTGAATCACGTTACCGTTTTCATCTGCAATGACTACAGTACCGGCGTTGAAATATTTCACAAAGTACACAAGACCATTGGTATTAAGAGTTCCAAATGCTGTGCCCTTAAACTGTATCGTTTGTCCTAAAACAAAGTTAGTAGAAGATGTTACAGTTATATCATAATAATCTGCTGTACCTGTACCACTACCTATACCAGTTGCAGTAAATGTCTCACCTACAGTATTACTTGCGGCACCAATGAGTGTAAAGTCTGTAGTACCAATAGTTGATATAACATATGGTCTACCTACAACAAATGAGCCTGCACTTACTGACGTTACGCTTGTTGCTGTAGCGTTGGTTGTTGCTAATGGAGGAGTAATATTGTTATCAATATTTGTAATATCTGCCACAGTCAACCCGTTGACAGTAGCGATCATTGACCCTGTATCATCGGTCAACGGTAGTGCATCACCTGCAAGTTCCGTACTTATTACAAACTGTGTACTGTTCCATATCTCTGTAATGAAATATGTTGTACCTGCAACAATACCATCTAGTGTAGGAGCACTAAACACGATTGAACTGCCTACAGTCAATCCTGATGTGTCGTATCCAGGTGCACATGTTAACCAATTCAATTCTTCGTCATATGCTGTAGTATCATATCCAACATATGCAGTACCTGTGCCTGTTCCAGCACCGGTTGCTATAAATGATACACCTGGGGTATTACTTGCCGCACCAATTAATGTAAAGTCAGTTGTTCCAACTGTGTCAATTACATATTCATAACCAATATCAAAGTCTCCTGCATTTACTACTGCGTCAAATGGATACTCACTATGATTTGTACTCTCAACAATTACTTGCACGAATGCTGAGCCTGGCGTTCCTGTAATTCCATATTGTGAATTAAAGTACTGACGATCAGTTGAGTTATATGTAGTAACTGCAATAGTACTGCCGTTTGGTGGAGGACTATTGAACAATATTGAGTTGGTTACACTGCTTATATTGTACAACGCTTTAGTTATACGTAAACCGTTAATTTCTACAATAGCGTTATATGGATTATCATCTCCTACATAATTATTTAATGCAAATGAAGAAGTTGACCCGTCGCCGGTAAATGTCTGTACTTGTGGTATTGTAAACGCATATTGATCCGGTGCTGTTTCGCCAAATACACTGTATACCAAATAATCTACAGAATTATCATATTGCGCTGCCAATATCATTTTAGCAGATACACTATTTGGTTGTATACCAAATGCATAGTCATTAGTTACAAACACTGCACCGCCTGTAGCGTTTGTCAATGGTATAACTGGACCACCTGGAGTTGCTGATATAGTGAATTCGTTGCTATCTACAATAGTCTTAATATAATAAACAGTTTGCGGAACAATTACACTACCAAACATTGTATTACTAAATGTGATAGGGGTATTCACAATCAAGCCACCTGTTGAGTTTGTGGTGATGGCATTATTTGATGCTTTGGTTCTTGTTACTGAATTAGTTTTACCTAATACCAACTGAGTACCATTGTGATATACAATAGGATCTGTCCAAACACTACCTGTACCTGTTTGTATAATAGCAGTCATCAATCCTGTAGCAGTGGTTAAGGTTAGCGTAGGACCTGCTGTACCAGTTATTGCGTTGTAACTTGCTGATACAGTAATGCTACTTGTTACTGTACTAATTGATTTTACATAGTATGCAGTATCTTCTAATATATTTCCAAATGTTATTCCTTGGAAATATATAGGAGTATTGATTGTAAACTTAGTCACATCGTCACATAAAATAGTATTATTAGTACCATTTGTTGCAATTGCAGTAACCTCAATAGAGTTTGTCCCAGGTCTAATTACCCCACTACCTTGGAAATATAGATTTGAGTAGTTGCAATTCAAATATATTTCATTGAAACCTGTTGTAGTGTTGGTTCTGATTGGATCAGTTTTTGTATTGGCTTTTACTAATTGATCTCCGTTACCAACTTCATATACATCTATTCTTAATGAATCTGTAGTTGGGCTTAGATAATTAATAGGAGTATTCAATATTATAGCGTTGTTGATCCAATCAACTGTATAATCCAATGATTCATAAAGTGATGTTGATAATCCAGTTGTACCGTCAATAACAAAACATGCTACCTGCGCAGGAATCAACACGGTTCCTCCCCAGTAATAAACTGTTTGTGTTACTGAAGTTGCAGGAATTTCATATGATACTACATTGTATCCACTATGAGCATATTCTGTAATTGGCCAGTTAGTGCCAGGTCTTGTTGCCACGGTCATTGTTAATGCATCTGTGACTAATCCTGGTACTAATTCTTCTGGACCATAACCTGCTTGGAATGGATCTCCAACAACATCATATACAGTTGGTGCAACAACAAACAATGATGAACTTTCCCATGTTACACCGTTGTCCACACTCTTTAATATAGTATTGTTGTCGCCAACTACTACCCAAATATTACCTGAAACATAATTTAATCCATTAAGTTTCTGAATAGTACCTGATGTTCTTTCTGTCCAAGTTACACCGTCAGGGCTTGTAGTAATTCTACCATTATCACCCACTGCCATAAACTGTGAGTTAGCCCAAAGAACGTCACGTAGTGTGTCTGTTCTTGGGTACTTGTACATAATTGTCTGTGCAGGGATAGAACCTGCACCTGACAAGTCGATTGGAGGATTACCAATTGCATCTGTAATTTGAATCTGTGTAGAAGATATTACAGTGTGTACATAATAAGTTGTACCGCTACTTAATACGTCAAATGAATCCGTAAATCTAACAGCATCATTTACTGCTAATCCACTTATTGAACTGATACCCAACACATCAGTTGAACCGTTGATACCTGTTACTTGAGTTTCAGTTACGCCGATCCAATCTGTTCCGTTTTGTGAATAGTAAATTATGCCATCTTCACCAACAACTAATGCAATAGAACTGTTAGCAGTAACTCCGTACATTCCTTTTTTAGTTGCAGAAGGAAGTTGAGTCCATGAGATTCCATCGGTTGTTTGAACAATGATATTAGTATCAACTATTTGAGTTAATCCAGTTGAATAGTCATAACGTTGACCTTTACCAACTGCAATAAATCCATCAAATATAGTTACAGGACCTGACAACAATGTTATAGGAGAGACACCATATAATGTGTTATTCAACACTGTATTGAAATTAAAACTTTCTCTCCATACATAAGTGTCATCACTACGAACAATACTATCACCTACTGCCATGTAATAACCGTTCTTGTATGCGACAGAATATAATGATAATGACGCAATATTGATTGAGGTCATATCATATGGTATATCATCATACGGTGTAGAACCATATGGTGTAAAGTAACCGTTAGTTGTCCATGTTATACCGTCATTGCTTCTATAAATAGGTGTTGCGCTATTTGTAGAAGTAATAATGTAGTATCCGCCTGCATAGATAATATCAGTTGCACCGATACCAACATTTGCTAGTTTAGCGATTGCCCAAGTATCACCTGTTGAACTACCTAATACTGCTGAGTATGTTGGTATGTTGGCTGCGGCCAAATAGTTTGTGCCATTCCAAATTACTGATGTTACATCAACTTCTGTTGGATAAAATTCTTGACCTTGCAGTACAGTATCTAATGTGAACTGATCTGCTGGTGCAAACGGATTACCTAAGTATGTTGCATTTGGATATGTAATACCCGTGTATAATTGTGTTAAGTCTACACCTGGCATGTTATCAGTTGGTTGATAGTAACCAATTGTTCTATCCAATGCGTTTAATCTACGGTCAGCAGGATCTAATAATTCCCACTTACCAAATATAAATTCGGTATCGTTGTTACTTACTACGCAGATATAAACTCTGTTGTTAAACTTAACAATACTTTGATTGAAGTAAAACGGCTCTGGTAATAGTGCAAAACTACCTGCCTTAGCCATTGTCATAGAACCAGTAGCATTACTTGCAATATTAATTACTGCGCCGCCGGGTTCAGTTGTTAATCTAACTGTAGTAGATGTTGGTTTATCATAGATATAATAAGTTTGTCCTACAGTAATCTCTGATGAGAACATAGTACCAGTAAACACTACTGGATCGTTAACATCAAAGTCTGATGAACTTGTAACTGTTACTCTGTCATTTGATGCCGTGACCGCTGTAGCAATTGTTGTAGTAAATCCTACGAATGGGAAATCAATACCACTGACAGGTACTTGCATCAATGGATCAGAGTATACTTCAAATTGATTTGGTGATATAACCTTTAAGTAGTATCTTGCATTGATTCCTGGTACTGTTCCTGAGCAAATTACATCGGTTATTGCACCATTGCTATCAATACTGTTGACAATCATAGTCAAATCATTTGCAGTGGTACTACCACCTAATTGATTTCCCGGTATAACTAATTGGTTATCAATTGCGAAACCGTGACCACCATCGCTAATTAGTACTCTGTAACCACCTAATATATAACTTACGTCAAATGTTGGTAGTATTGGTGGAGATTCACTTGAACTTGGGAACTGAACTAAATTAAACTCAGTATTTGTATAACTTAAATCTTCAGGTGATCCGCCTGCACTCAATGAGAGTTTAACATAAGGGTCACCGGTACCAGTCATTACTCCGTTTCCAGTAGTCAATGTTTTAACGCTACCGCCTTTAACTTCTGAAATTTTGAATTTAGTTCCACCTACTGAAGGATACTCACCGTATGCACTACCAGTACCGCTTCCAACCCCAGTTGCAACGAATGTTGTTCCTGGATTATTATCTGCGGCACCAATTGCTATAAAGTTTGTAGTACCGGGTACTTCAATAGTGTATGTCTTTCCAACTACAAAATCACCTGCATCAGTCACAAAATATCTTACAAAATATTCATCACTAATTACGATTCCACCCAATGCTTGTCCACTGAACACTATAGACATACCTACATATAGATTGTCAGTAGAATCGCAAGTTAATATATTATAACTTGAAGAAGTATTGTACACTTCAGTTTCTAAGTTAGGGAAATATTCACCAGGATTTAATGGATCTTCCATTCCTGTATACTCTACAACATAATATGTTGTACCTGCTGACAAGCCTGATCCTGCAGGTGGTGTTTCTACTCTAATTGGTAAGTTGTAGTAGAAGTTGTCTACACCACCAGTTGAATTCTTAATACCAACTTTATCATTTTCTAATGTAGCGGTTAGTGTTCTTTCAATTAGATTTGTAATGTCAGCGCCAACAACTTGTATGTCTGCATATTGACTAGATGTTTCGTACAATATAAATTGCTGACCGTTAACTTGACCAGGACTTACTGGTAATGAAACGTTAACAGTCATTGATCCTGTTGCAGTAGTTAATGGTAATGTATTAACCTGACTTGTCAATGTGCAGCCAGTATTACTTGCTGCCGTTACAGTAGTTAATGCAAATACAGTTCCGTTAACGGCTGTAGATATTTTAATCTGTGTGTTGCTTACAATTTCATTAATATAGTAAGTAGTACCTGATACAATATTACCAAATGATGTTACATCTGCACCTGCAATTTGCATCTCATTAAATATAACAGGTTCATTGACAGATAAATCTTCATTGGCTTCAATGGTAATAATGTCAGTTCCTGTTGTAGTTGCAGTAACACTTAACATCAATGGATCAGATGTTTCTGACATTGTAAATGTTTGGTTATCAACAATTGTTGTAACGTAATAAACTTGATTTTGTGTTACACCACCAAACGCACCATCAGTAAAGAATAGTGGAAGACCTACGTAGAACCCAATAGTTCCACCTGTTCCAATTTCAGTTAACGGTATAGTAACTCTATTAGTTGCTGTTTGTGTTGCAGTGGCTGTTAATATACCAGGGTAATTTACAGTCAACACTGCCTTATCAACAACTTGACCTGCATATGCATATGCTCCAGGCGTTGCCGAAATCGCAACTGTACTGAATCCTGTTAGTTGTGGGCCGCCTTCGGTAGCAGATACAGTAAAGTCTGTGATATTAACTATGCTGTGTACATAATATATTGTATCTATAACTAATGGGCTAGGAATCTGACCACTGAACTTGATCGGCATTCCAACATAGAAGCCAACTGTTGATCCTGAACTGTTTGGATCTCCTGCACCATCATCATATGGTTTTAATCTAATCAAGTTGTTAGTTGATATTGTACTGTCAACAGTACGCACAAAACTTGACCAAGATAGATTTCTATCATTAACTACTGAAACAATTTCAAACGCAACGCCCTGTGCTGACGCTAGTATTTCTTCGATAGGAGGCTGTGAAGAATATAACTTAACTGCGGAACTTGAAACTTTTTCGCTGTTAGAATAACTTCCTGCAAAGAAAGCACCGTAATATTGTCCTGCTTCCCAGTCTTGCACTTGTGAGGTGTATGTTGTTCTATCAAATCGTAACTTGATATTGTTTTCACGAACTGGGCTGGCTGTAGTAATAGCACTGGCTTTAGCACCTAAGTTTAGTGTATGGTCATTACCACTACCATCGTTATAAATTTGTATTCTATCTCTATCGTTTAGTGCATCACCATAACTTTGATATAACCCAATAACCGCTGTTGGATCACTTTCCAACAAGTTAACATAGTACCACTGTCTATCTACTAATCCACCTATCTCACTACCTATCTCGCCTTTCTTATATTGAATTAAGTCGCCTGTGCGTAGGTTGGGAGCGTATAATCTGATTGTATTTGTTAATGAATTTACGTCAGTACTTGAGAATATAATCTGCAATGCTGGGTCAATTCTAATTTCAGGCAGTACTGGATACCCTTGACCTGGATCTATTACATTAATCTGTAATACTGAATCCAATGTCATAACTGCTTCTAGCACTGCCGCTCTTAATGGTGGACCATAAAGTGCTTCATCAACATAAGCAATAACTCTGGGAGGATCAATATATCCTCTACCACCATTCAATACTAAGATAGGAGGTAAATCAATGAAAATCTTTTCACCTGGGATATGATCAGATATAGGAGTGTTGTTTACTCCTCTGATTAATCCACTGATTATATTGGTTGCTCTATCTACATATGAGTAACTTAATAACTCTTCACCAATTCTGATTAGACCATTAATTGGGAATCCTTGAGCATTGTCAACAAGAATAAATGCAGTTTTTAATGTCAAATATGATGCCAATACAGTAATTTCAAACTCTGTTTGTCCACCTATTGACACGCCCCTATTTTGGAACCACTGATTGTATGGTTGTGTTTGCCATATTGGATTAGTTGGTAAGTATTGGCTGTCTGATGAAACATTAGTCTGTACTAACTCAGGGGTGATATACTGTTGTAGTGCTGTATTGTATGTTGCTGGTAAGTCAAAGTCAGTAATGTTACCATCAAATACTTCTTCACCTGTATACTTGAATACAAATTCTTTAACAACAACGTGATACGGCTTAACTTCGTTAATGTAGCCGGCTAAGAAATCTTGATTATCACTTTGGAATACTTCGATAGGACGCAGTTCACGAATTTTGTGTGCCACATCAATCAATGAAGTTTTATTCAACCATGGTAGATAATTTTGTGATTCGTCAGTTTCACTTTGAATGTATTCAAATAGTAATACTAATGATTTGTTTCTATAAATTAATAATTCATCTGTATAAATCTGCTCGTTCAATGCACGTACAATATAACGTGTTTCTTCACTTGGGAATTCATCATATGAACTTGTATCAAAGAAGTTATCACCAAAACCTGTCTTGCCGGCAGCGTAATCCCAAAGATACAATTTGAATTGTATTGTACCTTGTTGTAAACCAATACGTGTCCATACACCGTCACCATCGTAACGATATACTTCAAACTTGCCATCGCCGTTAGTATTAACAGTAACGATTGTGTTGATCGGTACAGTTAGTGTAGCCAAATCAGCATAGATCGCAACTTGTATTGCAGATTTAGTATTATTATCGTACCCTGTTGCCCACCAATTTACATATTCCCAATAATCTGTAGTGTTAAAGAATTCTCCCTCAGTAAACAAGAAACTTGCATTTCTTCTAATTTCTGATATCGGATACTGTGCTAATACTTCATTGGCATATGTCAAGTAATTTTTTAATGCTTCAAATCTGTCAAAGAAGAAACTCTGTCTTGGTCTTGCCAATACACCACTTTGTACTGCTTTTGGCAACCATGGGTTAGGTACAACTTCACCGCTTTCATCAACCCCTGCTAAACTGTCAAGCATTCTATCATACAATGACTCAGGTCTGTTATTGCCTGCAGGTGTGTCGCCGTGTATATTAGCATCAAAACCATGTGTTAATAATTCATTTGGTAATCCAGGCAAGAAGTCATCAGCATAATTTGCTCTGATGAGAGTAAATTCATTATGTCCGTTATCATCACCTCTACCATTTGAATAACCAATATGTAATACTGAATCATTTGCATTATAGTATGATCCAGAATTATATATTGCGTATACGTTTTGTAACAATGGTGCAAAGAAACTAATACCTGAATTTTTTGGATTTGTAATATAAGTTTCTATGATGGTATCAGATAATGTCTTACCTTCTTTTCTGAATATAATATTGCTGTTTCTCACCCAAAAGAAGTACACAGGTGTAATATTATTAGATGCATTCAGTATATTTTGTGTGGAATACAATGTAATATCGTACGGGGTACCTGGTCCTACATACTGATTTGGTGGAACATTACTTGTTACCCAACTATAAACAGCAACATCGCTACCTGGGAACACTGTTCCCCAATATTTTGCATTATAGTTTGCATCATTGTTTTGATGATAGTTTACAAAACGAACATTAGTAGTGTTAAACCATAGTTGACCTACTTGTTTTGCACCCCATACTACGCCTGGTTGATCAGCATCGGTACTGTTATATCTTGCAGGGTCGTTATTTGATACCACATCAATGTTTTCTCTGCAAGCGCCCAATATCTTACCTTGTAGTGGGTCAATGTAATCTAAGTTGACTAATGTGTTATTAGTCTCTGCACTAAACAACTGTATATTTTTAATCTTGTTGATATCTACAACTGGTGCTGATTCTCTGTATACTGACCAATCTGCTTCTCCAGTAGGATTAATGTATACAACGATTTGACCATCATCAATACCAGGCAAGAAGTTTGGTGACCCTACTAACACTCTATTATTAGAGAATGACAACGCTTGTCCGTATAATGGACTGAAGCCATAATCTAAGTTATAGTTATTGATACTCTGAGCATATATGTATTGACCAGGATCATTTAGATTCTCATTGAAGTTAGCCAAATAGTCATACATGTAAACAGCACCGCAGTTTGGACTCTTGTCTACAAACTGTGTTGCGTTGTTATCAAATATAGTATCGTTTTCTACAGTCTCATCATCACTGAAGTCAAATCGTGTTCCTGCAAATCTAGTTGCAACTGGTGCACTTACTACAATAGAATTTAATTCATTGAATTTAATATTATAGCCAAACTGTGTAGGACCTGCTTTGTGTGGGCATCTGATAACTTGTGTTTCCGTATAAACTTGTAATCCTAAATCAGTTAATGTGTTAGGATCAATTGCAGTAATTAATAATTTTTCGTTTGGTTGCGCCAAATCAGTATTAATGACTTGTATAATTAACTTGTTATCACTTGTAGCGGCTGCTGTTATATTAGTAATTTTTTCTGATACAATTGCATCTGCGGCTACAGTAGCATCCCCTGATGGGATAGTTACACTATAGCCATTAATTAATAATACTCTGTTTGTTGTAACGTTAACTTCGTTAACACCTATCACAACACCGTATTTGCTACCGCCATTAGTATAACGATATACTGCCCCCTCTTCATTATTATCTGATAAATCAAACGGTGCACCTACTAATAAATCGGTTCCTGAATTGTTAGTTGCAACACTAAATCCATATTGAACACCAACTCTAGGATCTTTATTAGTTGTAAATGACTGAATCAATGTAAACTTATCACCGCTAACATTGATAATGTCACCTGCCAATAATGGTGCAGTATAATAAAGAGTAGAACCAATAACACTATAGTTATTGTCTGCAATCAATGTACCGTTAACGGTTACGTATAGTGGCTCTAATTGTAAGTATCCATTGATGCTCAAACCTGCTTCAGCATTTAATGTGACTGCGGAAGCACTTGAACGTGATTCTTTAACTGTAATTCTTGTTGAACTTACTACTGTATCAATATAGTAAACTTTATTAGCCTGTAATCCAGTAGTACCAAAATTAGATCCAGTAAACACTATAGGATAGTTTTCATATCCAGTAAAGTCTACGTTTACACCAATTTGATTTGATGCGTAAATCTGAGTAGTAGCAGAATCAAGTGTTGTGCCAGTCCATGCTAATGTAAACAGTTGAAGACCTGATGTGTTTAATTGTGCTTCAAATGTTTGTGTGCTTCTATGATATACATATGCTTTGCCCCAATTTAATATTGAGCCGCTATAATCAACATAAGGAGCACTAATTAAAATTGTGTCACCATTGTAGTCAGTACTTATTGAATGACCAAAGTTATCGCCGGCTGACAAGCCCAATGTTGCGCCGTCAATAATATTAACCAGTTCATAGTTTATCTGTCTTGCTCTGCCAGTTTCACCGGCAGTGCCTGCGCCAGTTGCAATAAACACTTCACCAATTTGATTTAGTGTGGTTGTTGGAGTTGTGCTAATTGCGGCGAAATCTGTGTCGCCCACATTAGTAATTGCATAAGTTTTACCAGCAATTAAATAACCTGCATCCACTTCAAAACTTTGGCGTCTGTAAACATAAACTTTGTTGTTACCTGTATCTGATACATATAACCAGTTACCATCCGGTGATGCTGATAATGCACTACCCCAATCTGTAACGCCTATGGGTGCAGTTATTGCACTTTGATATGGAATAATATCATCACTTAAAATGCTATCATTGACATAGTAAATGTAAACTTTAGGTGTGCCGCTAGTTGGTTCAGACACAAAAATTGTGTTATTAACAATCAACACTTGTGAACCAAAACTTGTTCCTTGTGTTAATGTTTGAATATTGTCATATTCTTTAGTTAAGTCATTAAGCACATAGCGATATACACTACCCAATCCTGCATCTGCAAACAAGTATCCTATTCTAGGAGTATATGCTACTGCGCTACCAAAAGAAGTTGAGTTGTCTTTTGTTACTTCTCTATCGAATTGGTAGTTAATGCTCTTGCGGTAGACTGCCCAATTACCATCTGTATTCTCATCCACCCAAACAGTGTTCTTAATGAACTCGCTATCTAGTAGCGGTAAGTTATTGATATCACTAGGTTTATCAACTCTCTGTGATTGGAATCGTACTGCGATGCCCTCACCGTTGATTTGACCATCATTAGTAAGGAACGTTAAATTAATCAATACTTCAAATAGATTGACTACTTCTGTTACAAAATAATATCCGTCAACATTTGAATTAAAGTTTATAATTGCAAACGGATCTAGTTTAGATAAGTTGTGTGGTTCTCCAAATCTAACAGTTGAAGTACCATTTGGATTTGTTCTGACACTAACTACTCTACCGTTTTGTACCGGCGTGAACACTTGCCATTTTGCAAGATAGTCTGCAAGCCAAACATAATTTCTAACATAAAAATCTTGTATAGGTACAACTTGTCCGTTCTTGTTAACGGCGTTAGGCAATCCTGAATAGAAATATGAACTCATCTTTACATCGTTAAAGTTCACATAACCTGCGTCAGGATAAATTCTAGCAGGAGCATTCTTAGGAATAGTTGCTAGTATATTTGGGTCTTGTACAGGTGCGCTGTAATTATATAAATTATACACTGGTACTTCTTGTTGCACGAATGCAACTGAAGGTCCATTGATTAGACTGACTAACGATGGGTTAGCAGTCATGTACTCTTGGTTAACTTTGAATTCTACAAAGTTATTATTTGTTATAGCACCAAACTGTCCAGACTTGATTGCCCAGTTTTCGTATACTTCATAGTCGATACCGCCCTGTGCCAAAGTAGCACCACGGAATGCTTCAACTGCATTACGTGTACCTTTGTTCTTAATCATGTTCTTATAGACATTAATCTGCGTAATGTCTGTAAGGTCTGCTAATGCAAGATAATCTCTTGGACGATATCCAATCAAACTGAAACTTAATAAATCTGCATCTTGCTCAAGGTTAGCCTTGTTAACATCGTAGTACAATGTACTTTCGTAACTGCGTGTACTGCTGTTTGGTAACAAGCCCTTTTGAATTTCGTTGTACTCAGTTTCTTTCCAATCGTTTTCATTAAAGACATTAGCAGGTTGAATTATTTTCAACGCTGTCCAATATTTGTTTTTATACAATACGATTGAACCTTTAGTGTACTTAATTTCTCTTGACCATTCTTGTATATTGTCTTGGTTGAGAATAAATCCGCTAGCAGTAACAGTACCGTTCCACTCAGCAGTCTTAGTACCACGAACTGTAATACGTGTTTGACGCAACCCAGTTACAAGATTATAAATGATATCATTGAATAGTGTAACGTTATCAAACACAATACCGTGTTCAAAGTTGCTCATGTTAAATTGACCATAAGCAATTGTATCACCCTGACTCAATGGCTTTACTGTAAACAACGTACCATCACGGAATACAGACATGTCTACAGCCTGTATTGGATACAAGTTTTGATTCAATACAAAGTTAGTTTGCTGAACTGTTAATGGTTGAACAATGCTGTTTGGCTGATCTACTTTTAATAATGTAGCACCTGGGTTCAATGTTAATATTGCACCTTCTCCCCAACCAGTTTGTGACCAGTATAAGAATTCTGCAATCATTTGACCCCAATTAATTTCTAAACCATACTCTACTTGGTCAAAGATAAATCCTTTACTGTTTAACCATGCTCCATAACTAGCAATGAACTGTGAAAGGTCTTGTACATTATAGAACGTTGTTCCATATGGAACAAGTATTTCTTCAGGTGTATAATCTTTTGTTATCTTAACATTAGCATTATCTACCTTAATATAATCGTAGTTACCATTATTAGCAGGGGTCAATGTTCTGAAATAAGCCATTGACTGTGAATTTCCATAAACAGTAAAGCCTGCTGGATCAATCTGTATAACTATTGAACTATAAACGTTTTTGTCAAACGGTTGATTATCGTATAGTAATACCTGATAACTTTCGTCTGGTATCAATAGTGAAGAATTTCTACTGTTAGGTGTGCCCTTTTCAACATAGAATTTGAGCAATGTCTTATCACTAAAGCCTGCTAATCTATAAATCAATCTTACATCGATATTGAATAGTAAGTCTTTGATGTTCTGTGTAGCAGTAATACCCAATTGTTTTTCATAGTCAACAATCCAGTTGATATATGAAGTTTTTGGTATGCCAGTACCATATATTTCAATATTGCTAATGACTAAATGACTTCTATCATTAACAAGATATTGATTAAATTCTGTACTATATTTGTAATTGTCTAGGTCTACACCTAAGTTAAAGAATTTGGCAGGTTTAGTCAATGCCAATATTCGCATTAAGTCGAAAGGCCAAGTACTGCTTCTACGATAACTTAATTCTACCGGAGCATCATCGCCTATTACCCACTCTTGTTGGAAAGTCTGAACATCATAATTTCCAACAACTGCATCTAGTGGAGATAACAAATCACCGTTACTATCTACTGGTAATACCTTCAATAAATTAGGTCTAACTTCCTCTGGTATTACATAAGGATTACCATTATTCCAGTTGATACCTTGCTCTAGGTCTCCCCACAATATTAAGTTGTCACTTGTATATGGAGCAGGACCATAACGATCTGTCCACCAACTTGGTTGATTTACAAATCCTAATAACTCCCAAGGAGTTTGATTTGGAGTACTTGTTCCAAAATAGTATTCGTATATACCTCTCCAATAACCTTGTTGTATAGGCTGCTTGTTTAATTTATTTCCTGAATCAGTATAATTATAAGTGAACGGATTATTCTTATCGTAGTATTGTCTCTTGTAGTTTATTCTGTTTTGACCTACCCAATTCAAGAAATTCTTTTCATAAATTTCAAGATATTCATCATATGTGTAATCACTGTCTCTGAAGAATCCAGGTGTAACTTCATATGCTTGAATTGGTATTGGATTGCTCAATTTCAAGTTATTGTATATTCTTGTTTCAAACTCAAGCAATGCTTGGTCTCTATAGTCTACTAATACACCTAATGTAGGATTATAGTCGCCATACAACTTAGTGTATGATCCATCATGACCTTTAATAAAATATGTTGGTTGTGTATAATCACTGTCTAATACAACACCTGGAATATACGCAGGATACAATCCCAACTTAGTTGGAGTGTTAGGAATATATGAACCATATGTTTGGTTATATTCTTTTACAATAATTTGATCCGCTGGCTGTAATGGTATAACAACTGTCAATGATTTACTATCGTCACTGACTGTATACTCTTCGCCTTTTATTAACTGACGTTCTACAACTGTACCTTCTATAACTCTAGACAAGTATACTAATACACCGTAATAGTTAGCAGTTGAGAAATCATATATTCTGCTTAGTGGATACACGCTGGTATCTAAGTCATTATTGAAGGTATATGTATTGGTTATGTATGGCGCCTTGCTTGGCAACATGTCAGACCAAAAGAAAGCCTGACTATCGCTCTTTGCGGCAGACAGTTGATCTAATGCATCATCTAGAATATATGAAGGTGAAAATCTTTGTACGTAGTCTGTGCTGTTTACAGTATCTACTAACAATGTTTTAAACTTAATATATTCTCTGCTATTGAATAACAATGCGTCAAACAAATTATGATTTTGTTTGCGTAAGAATGCGCCAGGTAATACCAATGCCGCACTGTTTTGAATAATCTTAGTTCCATATGGTACTAAGTCTCCCAAATCTCTATAGTTGTTAGAACCAAACATTGGTCCTTGGAAATTAGGATTGTTTGCGTATATTGTCTGATAGTGTGCGCGGATATCACCTATGTTAGCAGTAGTTAAATCTTCGTTCAATGGATTATTGTTTAAGTTAATTGGTATAGTGTAATAAGATTTTAGACTTACCTGATTGCTTAATAACAATATTTGAATTACGGTATCTACATTAATAATATTGTTTAATGTAACAGTAGTGCTATCAGAACCAACTGTAACAGTATATGCATCCGAAGTTTGCAATACGTTATTAATATAAACTTGTATAGTTGGCCATGCGCTATCTGCATCATCTAGTTTGGCTATATCACAAACATAGTCTGCTGGTGGATTTGCTACAGAGTAATCAAAACTGAAAACTTGATATTGTACGCTAGGTCCAATAGCAGTTTGCCAACCCAATTCACGTTCATACACATCACGGTCGCTGTAATTTAATACATAACCTGTATTGACCTTTTGTGTTTTAGGATCAGTACCACTTACATAATCAAATGTATCAACGTTTAATGATACGTCAAATGAAATATCACCCACGTTATCTATTGAACTATAACGTACTGGGAAACCTAATACTGTGTCATCTAGTCCAGACCCAATACCATATGCAAATAGTTTTGAACCAATAAAGGTTGTACCTCTGTATACGGTCTTATCACCAAAACTTATATTGTTACTGTCTACTACATCAAATAATGGAGGTTGATTTACGTCAGTCTTTTGCTGTGCTTTAATCCATTCAATGCCATTATAGAAATAAGTATCACCTTGATAGTTAAAACCTCGTAAGACAACTGTTTGATCATCTGGTAAAATTTCTCCGTTAGGCGCTTCAGTCAATGTGATGACTGGCAACAAACTTGATGATACTGTTGAGAAATTAACAATATAAATTTTATTCTTAACATTTACGTTAGTATCTGCGGCAAATACAATTCTTGCACCATCAAATACTTTGTAGTTGTCGTTTTGTTGATCATCTGCAACAAACTGCACGTTATTAATTGTTGAGAATGTCAATGTATCTCCCCAACCAATTGTCAGTGTTGTTGTACCAGATGCCTCAACAATGTCTGTAATCTGTGCGTCAGAAGGTAATAAACTTGGATACGTTGTAGTTATTGTACTAAAACGTGAATCTGTTATGTATTGCCCTATTTGGAATGTTCCAATAATATCTGATGTTGCAATTGTTGCTGTAGTAGAAGTGCCACTTACTACTCCATTCAATGTACCTGTAAAATCGGTATATGTTTCAACATCAGGATAGTATCCTGTTTGACCTGAAACTTGTGATAGTGCGTCTGTCGCTTTGAAATCAATAAAGTCAATAGCACTCTTACCTACTACACCCGAATCAAATAGTTTTAAATTAGGATAAAATTCTATAATAGGGCGTTTTGCTTTTGCTTCAGCAGTAGCATATACATTTACAATGTCAGGGTTATTGTTGTACTCTGAGGTAGCATTAATAACATCGATATGGAACCAACGATTACTACGTGACCATGCATTTTTATTAATAGCGTTTCTTGCTATTGTAATATAATCTTGTAATACAGGAACGTATAAATTACTGTCGTAATTTCCTATATCAAAAGGTGCAGTATCATATGGTATGTAATCACCTTCTGTGAAATCTTCAGGACATACTAATGAACTTACTGGCACTAATTCGATAGCAGTGCCCACACCTTCAACATAATATTGACCCTGCAAATAACTTGAAGGTATTACGTCTCCGTCAAATTCAACTTTTAATCCATTTGTAAATGTAACACCATTGGTAGATGTGAAATTCTTTCTGCCTAAAATATCAGTTTCAACATTTAATGTGTTGGTGATATTACTTTCGATAATTTTAATAATACCTACTTTAGTTGGGCTTGTTCCGTCTTGGTAATATAATGTATCTAACGGTGCTGTAATAGCAGGAATTAATGATATAACACCTAATGTGTTTCTATAGAATCCTCTGTTGATCCAAGTTGATCCATAAACTGGAGTAATTCTTTGCTCAGTTGGTATAACACCAACTGGAGTTAGTCTTAATACAGGATCGCTAGGATCTCCTATGTAACTAATTTGATAAAAGTTTTGACTTACTATTGAAGTATAACCTTCTTCTAACAAGCCTTGATTAATATTACCTGTTAGTAAACCAAACGCTGTTGTTAATGTTACGGGCTGTGGATCAGGGCTACCTGCTTGATATGATGTAACTGTAAACTGTGTTGAACTTAGTATGCTATCAACATAGTAAATTGTACCAGATACAGCATAAGAATCTAATCCTCCAAACGGGGTGCCATCAAATGTAATTGTTTGACCTGAAATTAAGTTAGCAGTAGAACTACATGTAATTGCACCTGATACATCAGTAGCAGAAATAGTAATTGTTAAGGGTGCTACTAAATCAATATTTGTATCGTATTCGCCTTCACCAAAATACTGTGAAGTGTACCCAGTTTCATTAGGTACGCCCGTGTCATAGAACATAACGGTTAATCCGTTAAGTGCTGTTACACCGTCAATGCCACCAACAGTTGATAATAACTGTCCATTAATCTGTGAGAATGGTATTGTGCTTACAACGTCAACTAGATTATTACCTGGATAATTATATTGATCCTGTGCGTCTTTTGCTGGTACTGTAAAAGTTACTATGCCTTGTTCTGCGCCATTATTAGATACGCCAAACACATCTCTAGTATAAACGTTAGGTTGTGTTGGATTGTATCCGCTAGTACCCGGGGCTGTTTGAATCCAAAACTGTGAACTTTGATTTACATAAAAGTTATATGTACCACCACGTAACAATATTAATGTAGGATTGATTGATCCTGCGCCAGTACCCAATGTTCTAATGTTATAACCATTTGCTAAATCTGTGACAATATAATCGTTTGTTGCAAATACTGTTGCAGCCGCAACTTGAACAGCGGGAGGACCGTCTGGTAACCAGTAGTACTGGTTAAAGTTAATAATCTTATCTAAGTTTGTGAATGAGTCCCATGAATAAAATTGACTCTCAAACATGCGATCATTGTTATTGGTTACACCACCTTCTAATCGTAATGAATCAATGATGCCAGGATATGTAATAAAATCTTGTGCAGTAGATTCATTCTTCTTAGTGAACACAATGCCCGGATCTAATTGATAATCCGTTCTTACCTTAGTAGGTTCTGTTACATAATAGTCTTTGGCGTTTACACCATAGCCTAATTTGCTACCAACATATCCCTCAATTCTTTTTGTAATTGGTGGATTTACAAGTTGGTCAAGCGTTGCCCCCAAAAACTGACTGTTAGTTGAGGTTTGAAATATTTCCGGTAAGAAATTCAGTGTTCTAATTCTTGTTGTAGCCATTTCTTTTATCTTATTTGTAATTCAGCCGGTGTAAGTGCGGGCACAACTAATACATCTTCTGCTGTGGCAGCATTCACAAAAATTTCATATGGCATGCATTTAATTTCATATAATGTTCCAAACTTCTCTGTTGGGTCGTTAGGAACAAGTACGGCTGAACTAATTAACTCACCACACTCAGAGTGTAAGAAAGCACTTAATTCGCTGAAGAAAAATGTGTCGCCAAAATTCCAATTGTTAATATTAAAATACTTATTCATTGCAGTAAGCACAGCACTTCTAACTTCACTATCACTTGCGTTAGTGTTACTTGCCTTTACAACTTTTACAGTTCCTCTGAGTGATGCATTTGCTTTAGCACCAAATAAAGGCTTGAACACTACACTATTTAATATAACTGAATCGCTTAACATTTTGAAATCGTTAACTTGTCCATATTCTTGATTCAGTTCATTGATAGTAGGTCTATCTGGCTCTACTACTGTGTTTGTTGTATCTTGTATCCAATTTTGATATGATGTATAATAACTTTGTGTTACAACATATAAGTCAATAATGTTAGTAGTTGTTGGGTCAATACGTGTTGTATTGTTACTATTGTGACGATATTGGAAACTTAATCCTTGACGACCAGGCTTTACACTATACTGTGGCTGAGGTGTCAACACATAGTAAGGTGTATTGATTGTGTTATCTTGTAGTGATCTATAAAATACATTGTCGCTATATGCGTAGAACAATTGTCCTTCGGGATAATCATATTTTACAACTTCAATTTGTGTTTTGTTAGCGTAAATGTAAACTACGTCACTTGAAGGGACAATCTGCTCTCTTGTCAAGTTAATAGCATCTTCAATAATCTCAAAGAATACATAGATGCCAATATTTGCGCCACCATTTGTATAACCAGTAACTTCATTGAAGAAGTCAGGATTTAAAATCAATGTTCTATTGTTAACATCTGTGGCTGCAACTTCAACTTGGAAGTCATTAATATATCCATCACTCTCTACAGTTTGACCTAAAATGTTAACTTTGATATCTCTTCCAAAAGGATAACTTGAATTAGGTTGACTGTTTGTAGAAAGTACACTTACAAAATCCTGTAAGATTTTACCACTGAATGGATCGTATACTAATTCATCAGGTGATAATGTGAATCGTGTATCTGACACGCTACCAAAATAATATGTTAATGAACGATAACTTACTGTGTATCTATTAGCACCAACGCTGGTAAATTTAACAAAATAATTTGTTTCAGTATATGGATTGATTGTCCAACGTTCCTGATTGATGGGTAATGAATTGTTAAACACTAATGTAAAGTCTTGTGCTAATTCCATTCTTACTACACACTCATCAATAACTGTCTGTGACAATGAATTATCAAACACTGGTATAACCTGTGTTAGTATTGCCCCTGTTGGAACGTATCCATTTAATGTAACAGGACCCGTTCCGTTAGGGAATGCACCATCACCGTTGTTGTAACCATCACCCACTACGTTTAAAACTGTAGACCAAATATATGATTTGTCTGTTGGGCCGGGTATGCCGGCTGCTAAACGATTATTAACATCAAAATAGTAACCTGTTGGAGCAGTAAACTTACACAATGCACCGGTTGTTACATACTTTGCATTTTTGTTTGAGTATATACCTAATGGGATAGGCACATTTTGTGAACCGCTTACATTATAAAAGTATCCAGACTCGCTATTAGCGTCTACCGTACTTGTTTGCCAGTATACAACTCCATCACCTGATGCAGTGTTAACGTTATATCTAGGATAGTTTTGAATATAATATTGTGCGGCTTTGTTGCTAGTTAAAGCATTTGCTAATGATGATGTTAAAAACGCACGAATGTCATTAACGTTTGTAATAAACAATGTCAAATAACTATCTGTATTGTTTTGATATAATGCACCATCATCGCCAAAAACATTAGTGCTACTATACTTTCCTGTTGGGTCAAGTAAATCTAAGTTCTTGCTAACACCTATACTACTACGATTTATCGCCTTACTCTTAATAATAGAACTGTATAATGTATACGGGAAGTTATTGTAATCTTCGCCATTTACCATACGATTCTGTGTATAATAACGAGTAGGAGCACGTTGTTTAATTTCTTGTATAGGCTCTCTTTGTTGTGCATTTGAAACTGCTAATGGTAATTCTAATCCTACAGTTAAATTCTCTGTTTTACCATTACGATTAATATATGTAAATGTTACTGAAATGCCTTGCATTTCGCTAGGATCAATAGTATATGTTAGTGCGTTACCAGCACGTACATATGCTCTGAATTGGCCAACTGGAATCTCGCTGAATACTCCGTCACCAAAGATATATGTTACTTGGTCATTGAAGCGTGAGTTGACGCTGAAAATCTTTTTGAATGATGTTTCAGTTTGTAGATATGCATCGGCATAAACGTTATCAACTTTACGCCATAATAATCTATCACCGTTGTTGTCATTTAATTGATACAACCATGTGTCGGTATTATTAATACCTTGAATATCAATGTCTACCGTTTGGTTAGCAATTTGCTGTTCTAATTTAAAATCTGCGGCTTGTAATGAGCCCTGTTTAAAATAGAAGAACCAACCTGTCTCTGGGCTACCGTATCCTAATTTGTCGTTACGATATAATATATTGAATCTTTGACTTGGTGCAGGAGGAATTTCATAAATGTAATCCTCATCTACACTGGTTACGCTAACCAATTCAAAATTCATGTTTTGACCATCAACTGTACTATTGAATGGTACGATTGGTAATGTACCTTGAGGAATCTGAATAGTGTATTCACTTGTAGTCACGCCCAACAAGTCTGCCACGTTACCGGGTTTACCAACACGTTGCGTATTGATAAGTGTAGCGTTGATAATAGTATTGAACTGTTCTAACCAATTTGGGTTAGCAGGGTCGTTCCAAAGTATAGGAATATTACTTAGGTTTACACCGTTTATATCAGTAATATTCTGTGAAGTTTGTATACTTGTTACTTTAAGATAACCCTGTCCTGCAAGGTTGCGCTTTGGGGTGTAACTTACTAGGTCTGCAAGTTTGATAACACTATCTCTACGTTCAGCAGTATCAATAAAGTTTTCACGTGAATTTAAGTCATTTCTGAATGCTAAACCCTGTCCCATAAACGCCATAACGTCTAGTAGGGCAATGAATTCTGAACTTTCAATGTAATCGTTAAAGGTCTCAGGATAGTAAAGTCGTAGATAATCGATGAAACTTTTACGTAGGGTTTCATAATCGTAACTTCTAAAATCGGCTTCACGAAAGGTTTGATAGATGGCCTTCCAATCGTTTACGCCGAACAATCCTGATTGTCTTGAACTTGTCGCCATAGTTAATCTCTTTTAAGTATTTATCATACCTAAAAAAGTGGATTTGTTATTGTTGTAGCGAGGCCGTGTTTGTTCTGTTGTCGAAAAACACGCTCAAGGTTGTTGCGCTATTGAATGGGTTGACTGCTAATTCTACTTCTAACAGTATTCCGTTTTCTTGTGGGAATGCTTTAACGTAGTTTAATTCTATTCTAGGGTCTAAACTAGCAACCCTACGTATCTCATTTTCTAATTGAAACTGTACATCTGCTGTATTAGGTTCAAAAACAAATGACCAAAGTGTTGTACCATAAGCAGGTTGACCAACTTTTTGTCCTTGATGTATATTAAGTGCGTTAACAAAGTCTTGTATTACTAATTGACTGTCGGTTAACTTATACTTTTTTCCAAATACATATGGGCGGGTTATGCTGGCAGATCCATAATCACGTCCTAAATTATTTACAGGGTTAGTGATTCTAGGTTTATCTGCGTTGATAGTACTGAAACCGATATAGTTTGCCATAAAATTATTTATGCGAGTCCTAATTTCTTCCTAAGGTCAATATATTCTGGAGCCTCGGATAATGCAAACCATTTTTCACGTGCTGCCGTTATTCCAGGATCACCTTGTGGTAAATCACGTTTGGCTGCATAGTATTCTAGTCTTGCATCTCTAATACGTTCATTAAACGTATTCAACTCTTCTACGTATTTTACTTCTTCTTTAATTTTATCTAACTGTTTTTGCGCCGCTGATTTAGCACCTTCACTAACTTCTCCGACAAGATTTGGTTTAGGAATCTTAGGATCACCGAACACGCTAGCAATTTGTGCTGTTAATCCTGTGCGGTCTGTAGTATTGAAGCCTACTGTAGGCAGTTTGATTGATACTGAACCGCCCGAACTTAGTGCGGATATTGCTGAACTTAGTTGTGCGGCTGCTCCGGCTGCTAATCCAGACGTTGCTAGATTAGTCAACGAATTCAATCCAGGCGGCAATGACGGTAATGGTAATTTATTCAATGCCGCACTAGAAGCCTGCTTTGCTAGATTTCCTATTGCTGCCGTACCTGGCAATGAATTCAATGCTCCTGTAGCATTGTTTACTACTGCTTGTACTGTTTTTTGTCCACCAGGTAAGTTGCTTAATCCACTTGCTAATGACGATGCTGATGATGCTAATGACCCTGTTGCTAGTGCTGTTGCGGCAGATGCTAATGATCCTGCACCGGCTGCTGGATTCTTAAGTGCTGATGCCGCTCCAGTAAGTGAGTTTACTGCGCCTGTTACTGCGCCTGCGGCGCCACCTGCACCTGACAATACTCCTGCCAATGCTCCGGCGGCCGCCCCTGTTACTGCTCCAGATACCGCAGATGCTATACCACTTACTGTTCCTGTAGTTCCAGTCAATCCAGATGAGGCTGCTGTTTGTTCCGCAGACTTCTTAGCCAATTCAGTTAAGTTTTGGGGTACACCGGCAGTCATAGGCTTAAATGAGCCTGTAATAGCACTAAATGCTGAACCGGCTACACCCTTAGCACTATCTAGTAATCCAGAC